CAGGCGACCTGGCAGCCCCCTGCGGTTGGCTCGCTGCCGCAGTTGGCCTCGGTGCGCTTCCTGCGCTCTACCGTCGGTGTGTTTGATGGGCAGGGCCAGGGCTTCCAAGCCACCATGGTCCTGCCCGCCAGCGTGTTCGTTGGTATCGCCAAAGGGCACGTCGTCACCATCCAGCCTACCGATGGCCCGGCCCTGAACTACCGCGTCCACGAGTCCGCGCTCATCACGGGCGGCACTCAGCGCGAAGTCTCGCTCAAGAAGTAGCCCAAGCATGGACACCATCTTCAAGCAAATTGCCGATGCCGCCGCCGCTGCGCTGGCCGGCCTCCCCGAGGTCGGCGGGCGCGTCTTCGTTGATCTCGACTCCGCTATTCCGCCAGAGCAGCAGCCCGCGCTCGTCATCACCCCAGGCGACGACAGCAGCACCAGCATCGACGAAGAAACCTACGAGATCCGCATGGAGCTGCAGCTCGGCATCGTCACCAATACCAGCGAGCCGCTGGCCTCGGTCGACGTGATCGAGCGCGCGGTGCACGAGCGCCTGCACGGCGACGCGCAGCTCGCGTCTTTGCTGGCTGGCGTCATCACGCGTACCCAAGGCACGCGCCGCGTGCTGCGCAACACCGAGGGCCTGCCGGCCCTACGTCAGCTCACCTACACCTGCCGCAGCTACGTCTCGGCATGCGACATGGCCAGCCCCGTCTGACCGCATCGCAATCCATACCACAGCACCAGCCAATAAGGAACCCACACCATGGCAGCAAAAGGACAAGCAGTCTTTCACTCCGGCGCCCTCTTCGTCGCCGGCTCCGATGGCAGCGTCACGCGCGGCCCCACCATCAGCGACATCAGCCTCGATGCTAAGGGCAGCATCAAGAAGCTCATGGGTGAGAACACCTTTGCTGAGGCCATCGGTCGAGGCTCGGTCGACATCACCGGCAAGTTCAAGATCAACCGCACGAACTTGCGCTTCTCCAACGCGGCCTTCTTCAACCAGACCCTCACCACCGACGCCACCTCCGGCCGCGAGCTGGTCAGCGACGAAGCCAAGACTGCCGTCGCCAGCAAGTTCATCGTTACCGCCGCCGGTGCCATCGGGCGCGACCTGGGCCTCATCAACGCCACCACCGGCGAGGCATACGCCTACATCGTCTCTGGTGTCCCGCAGCCCAAGCAGTACACCATCAACTTCACGACCGGCGAATACACCGTGCCCGCGGCCGACGCGACCGAGAAGTTCCTGGTCACCTACATGAAGAAGGTGCCCGGCCAGGTGCTCACCATCAACAACACCCTGGCCGGCGAGGCGCCCACCTTCGAGCTGGTGGCCGTCAACAAGTTCCAGCAGCACACCAAGACCATCGAGCTCTACAGCTGCGTCAGCGAATCTTTCGCTGAGGCATGGAAGAACGACGACTTCAGCGGCCAGGACTACAGCTTCAGCGTGCAGGCCGATGCAGCGCGCGGCGTGGGCAAGATCTACACCACTCTGCAGAGCTGATCGCCATGAAAAAACGATCCATCACCATCGACGGCGTTGCCCATGTTTTTGCGCCGCTGCTTGTCGCGACCCTGGAGGAGTACCAGGAAGCGCTCGGCCGGGCGCAGCGCGGCGAGATGCGGGACCCCGTCGAGTTCGGCGGCCTGGTGGTCACGCTGGCCACCAAGTCGCTGCAGCGCGCCGGCTCCAGCCTCACGCGCGAGCAGGTCGCCGAGTTGGTCGACATGGGCAATGCGCCCGAGTTCTTCGCTGCGGCCTTCGGCGTCACCGTGCCGGAGGAAGCGCCGGGGGAGAGTCCGGCGGCCAGCCCCTAGACCAGATCGAGTGGGGCCGCGTCTTCGCGCGGGTTTGCCGGTTCACCGGCTGGACCTTTGACGAAGCTGAGGCCCAGCTCGACCTTCACAGGCTACAGGCGCTCAACCGCGAATGGTCGCGCCTACCACCTGTTGACGATCTGGTCGCCGCCTTCCTCGGCTTTGAACCGCAAGCGGAGGAAGGCGTAGGCGCTGCCCCGCCAGCCGATGCGGAACAGTCTTTCAACGCCTTCGAGCAGCTCTTCGCTGCAGCAGGCGGTCAAGTCTCCTGATGAGGTCCACGCATGGCCATTGAGAACGACGCAAAAGTAACGATCCGGGGCGATGGCTCCGGCGCGCAGAGCGCCTTTAAGCAGGTGTCAGACGCTGCAGGAAAGACAGGGGCAGCGCTGCACGACCTCACGACCAAGTCTCTCTCTGGCATGCAGGTCGGCTGGCAGAGTGTCTCAGGGGTTCTCAGCACCGTGATGAGTCGCTTCACCCTGGTCGCTGCGGCCGTCGCTGGCGGGGCTGCGGTGTTCAAGTCTGGCATTGATGAGACCGTGAGCTTTACCAAGGAGGTCAACAGCTTATCGAAGGTTCTCGGCATCTCTGCCAGCGATGCCACGGCATGGAATGTCGCACTTGGCGATATCTACCAGGACTCCGGCGCCCTGATAGGCGCAGTCGGCAAGCTCAATCGTGTGATTTCAGAAGACGAAGAGAAGATCACCTCGTTGGGTATCAAGACCCGCGACACAAGCGGGCATCTTCGGTCCCAGGGTGAAATCTTCCAGGATGTCACGAAGCACATCAGCACGTTCAAAGAAGGCATCGATCGCAACATTGAGGGTACGCGGATCTTCGGCAAAAGTTGGGGCGAGGTTGCTCCACTTATGAAGCTGACAACTGCGGCAATTGACGATGCAAAGGTCAAGGCTGAAGAGCTTGGTCTTACTGTGACGAAGGAAGGTCAGGAGCGCGTCAGTAAGTACCGCGCCGCCATGAATGACGTCGGCGACGTCATGCTCGCTCTAAAGAACGTCATCGGCCAGGCGCTGCTGCCGGTCTTCACGCGCCTGGGTGAATGGTTTTCCTCCATCGGGCCAACAGCCGTGGCTGTGCTGCGCTTTGCAATGCAGTCCATCGCCACGGTAATCCATGTCGTGATCGGTGCATTCAACCTGCTGTGGGATGCTCTGAGCGCCATCGCGGATCCAATCTTTGTCGTTGGCCGAGCGTTGCGAGCCATCGTGACGGGCGACTTCAAGACTGCGCAGAATGAACTGACGAATATCTTTGGCAGCTGGGGCAACAGCATGGCGGGCGTCTGGAACCGCATCAAAGCGGATAGCTCGCGCACCTGGACTGACATCAGCAATACCTGGGGTAAGGGCACTATCGCCACTCCAAACACCGACGGAAATGAAGCCGACGGACGAGCTGGGAAGCCTAAAGCGTCTCGTGTCTCGGAATGGTCCAACGTTCTTGACCTACAGAAGCAGGTCTATGCCCAGAGCATGTTGGAACAAGGCAAGTTTATGGAGTGGGGCGCTCGCGAGGAGTCGAACTATTGGGCTTCGATCCTGGAGCGCCAAGACCTCAGTAAAGAAGAGCGCTTGGCCTCGCAATCCAAGTACTACGCCGCAGAAAAGGCACTTCGTAAGACGGCCGCTGGTGCGGCTATGGCTGACTTCGCGGTGCAGTTGGAGGCCGCGCGCAGCGACTATGACGAGCGAGATCGAATTGCACAGCGCGCGCTTGATTTTGCAAAAGACCGTTACGGTGAAGACTCTAAAGAGTACGAAACGGCATTGAAGAAAAAGCTTGAGATTGCGCGCGAGCATCAAGACAAGCTGCGCGAAATCGATCGAATCCGTATCGAGATCCAACACGCAGATCAAGAGCAGGAGATCACGGAGAAGGAAGCTCAGGCTCAGTTGGAAGTTGAGCTCGGTCTGCGCACACGCGACTCGCTCTTGGAGATCAAGCGCGAGAGTGCTCAGGCCCGACTGCAAATCGAACTGGATGGGCTGGCCGCCGAACAAGCGGCCTACGTTCGTGGCACGGTCGAGTATGAGCAGTACGAAGCTCGGATTGCTGCCGCGAAGCGCAAGGGAAAGGCCCTTGGCGCTGAGAACAGTCGCGAAAAAACAAAGCTCGATGCTGAGCCCGGCGGAAACGTTGTTGACAGCGGCGTCAGCGCCCTGGGCTCCAGCATTGACGCCATTGTCGACAAGGGGCGCAGCGCTGGCGCAGAGCTTGGCAAGATTTGGCGCCAGGCCGGCCTGCAGATGATCCATGAGCTGACAACCAAACCGTTCATGGAATGGACGGCCATGTGGGCGAAGAAGCTGCTCTTGAACTCTGGGTTCCTCGCCTCCAAAAACGCGACAGAAGCTGCGAGTGCCAGCGTCACCGTGGCTACCGAGACGTCCACCGGCATTGCCAGTATCGGCATCAGCGCTGCGCGTGCTGCTGCCGGCGCTTATGCCGCTATCGCGGGCATCCCCTACGTCGGCCCAGTGCTCGCCCCTGTGGCTGCGGGTGTGGCTTTGGCTGCCGTCATTGCGCTGGGAAAGAGCATGTTCTCGGCTGAGGGTGGCATGGACATCGGAAATGCGAATCCCATTATCCAGGCGCACGCCAAAGAGATGGTGTTGCCCGCCAAGTACGCTGATGTGATCCGTGGCATGGCCGAAGGTGGCGGCGGTAGTAGCGCGGCCGGCGGACCTCTGCAAATCAATGCACTCGATGCACGCAGCTTCGAGCGCATGCTCTCTGGCCGGCAGGGCGACATGCTTGTGCGAGCGCTGGCGCGCCGCATGCGCAACGGCAACTGAGGCGATCACCATGACCGCCATCTTCCCCAAGCTCCCAGGCCTGAAAGCCGAGCGAGAAATCGGCCTGGAGTTCAGCACCGTGATCCATCGTGCGGCAAGCGGCCGGCGCGCCGCCATGGCGCAGCGATTTTTCCCGGTTCACCAGTTCAAGCTGAAATACGAGTTCCTGCGGGCGAAGCCCAGCGCCCTGGAGATGCAAACGCTACGTGGCTTCTTCCAGGCGCGTCGCGGGCCGTTGGAGCCATTCTTCCTGCAGGACCCTGACCGTTGTGTCGTCACCGCGCAGACGGTTGGTGTGGGTGCTGCTGGCCAGATCACCTATCCGCTGGTCTACAGCGAGGGTGGTGCGGTGGACCGCATCGGCGGCGTGGATACCACGGGCTCTGCGCCCGTGGCGCTGGTGGCCGGCGCGGTTGCTGCCGCCAGCTGGACGCGCAACCAGCTTGTGCTGGATGCAGCTGCGCCTGAGGGCGCCGTCGTGGCGTGGTCCGGCCGCTACTTCTTCCATGTCGCATTCGTTGACGACTCTCTCACCTTCAAACGGTTTCTGGCCCTGCTGTACAGCGCCGATGGCGTGGCCCTTGAAACCGTCAACCATCACGCCTGAACGATGCCAATGACCGACTCCGAACTGGCCGCCCTTGACGCCTGGCTGGCCACTGCCGATGAAGCCATGCGCTTCGACCTCTTGACGCTCACCACGCGCACGGGTCTGGTCGCGCGCTGGACCAATGCCGACGTCACGCTGACCATGCCAGATGGCCGCAGCTTTTCGCCAGCCGTTTATGAGCGAGACCGCCTCAAATGGAACGCCGACCTGCAGGTCGATGAAATGCTGCTGGAGATCTACGTCGACAGTGTCGATAGCTTTGGTGGCGTGCCCTTGCTTCCATTCGCCAACCGTGGCGGTCTTGACGGGGCATCGGTGATGCTGGAGTGGGCCTTCTTTGACGTGAACGGCAACCTCAAGGGCTACGACACTCGCATGAAGGGCAACACCGGCATCGCTGACGCAGGGCTCGGAAAGATCGAGGTGTCGGTGCGCAGCCTGGTGGCCGGCCTGCAGCGCCTGGTGCCTGCAGAGATCTACCAGCCAGGCTGCCGCAACACCATCTATGACGCGCGGTGCAAGCTCAGTCCGGCAGCGCTGAGCGTCGCGGGCACGGTGACTGCTGTTGTGGGCTCGGGTCTGAGCATCTTCGACACCGGCTTGACGGCGGCAGCCGGCGCATTCGATCTCGGCGCCGTGACGTTCACCAGCGGCGCGCTTGCTGGCGAGCAGCGCACCGTCAAGGCCTACGCGGGTGGCGTCCTGTCGGTGGTGCTCCCGTGGCCGGTCCAGCCCGCCATTGGCGACGCCTTCCTCGTGCGGCCTGGCTGTGATGGCACCCGGGCGCGCTGCGCGAGCTATGGCAATCTCAGCCGGCGCCGCGCTGAGTCGCACATCCCGGCGCCGGAGACCGTGGCATGACGCCCGCCGATATCCGCGCTGATCTGCAGGACGAGGGCCTGCGCTGGCTGCGCACGCCCTACCACCACCAGGGCGCCGTGCGCGGCCCGGGCGGCGGGGTGGACTGCCTCATGCTGCTCGTCCAGACCTTCAAATCTGTGGGCCTGGTGCCCGCTGATTTCGACCCCAGGCCGTACTCCAACCAGTGGCACCAGCACCGCAGCGAAGAGCTGTATCTGCAGGGGCTGGAGCGCTTTGCGCGCGCGCTGCCAGAAGGCGCTCCGCTGCAGGTCGGAGACATCGTCGTTTGGCAATTTGGCCGCACGCACAGCCATGCGGGGATGCTGGTGCAGCCGCAGGCTGGCGGGCCTTTGGAAGTGCTGCATGCGCTTGCCATGGCCCACGAAGTGACCGTGCAGCGCCTGGATTCTGCGCCCCTGCAAGGGCGGCCGTGGCGCGCCTACACCGTATTCAAGGAACAGGTCTGACATGAGCGGCCCAACAATCACGACCGAGGCAAATCGGCTGGCGGATATCCGCATCCAAAGCAGCGCCTATGGCAGCTGCATCCCCTGGCTGCTGGTCGGTCGCGGGCGCGTTGCCGGCAATCTGGTTTGGTATGGCAATTTCAAAGCCATCAAGCACACCGATACCAGCAGCGCTGGCGGCAAAGGCGGTGGCTCCACTCAAGAGAGTGTGACCTACACCTACGAGGCCGCCGTCATCGTGGGGCTGTCGCGCGGCCCGCTGCACGCCACCGGCGCCGTGTGGCGTGGCAAAGAGCAGTTGGCCAGCCTGGCCGCAGCCGGTCTGAGCTTTGCCAACGGCGCGCTGGAGCAGCCCGGATGGACCTGGCTGTCGGGGTATGCGCCAGACGAGTCGTCCAACTATTCCGGCCTGGCCTACGCCTATGCGCAGAGCTATTCGCTGGACGACAGCGCCAGTCTCGAGAACCACAACTTCGAACTTGATGCCGGTGGCCTGGGCACGGTGCCCGGTGTTGCAGAGCCGGTGGTCGACGGCGACCCTCGCGTGGCCGTTGAGTTGATGCTGACCGATACCCGATCCGGCGGCCAGTGGCCGGCTGATCGCCTCAAAGGTTTGGACCGTTTCCAGACCTATTGCCGCGCCGCGGGCCTCTGGCTGAGCCCGGTGCTGACCGAGCGGCGTACAGCTATCGAGTGGCTCAAGCAGATCCTCATGCTCACCAACACACGCGCGGCCTGGACGGGCACCGCGCTGGAGTTCGTGCCGCTGGGTGATGAGGACTTGACTGCGCATGGTGCTACCTTCACCGCTGACACCACGCCGGATTTCGACCTGACGCTCGACGACTTCGCGCCCGAAAGTGGCGAGCCACCCGTGCGCGTGCGCCGCCACGTTGGCTTGACCAGCGAGGCGCAGCTCGCGTCGAGCGATGACGTCGGCTACAACGTGATCACACTGGAAATTGAGGACCGCGCGGGTGGCTACGCGAGTCTGCCCATCACGCGCGACGATCTGACCAGCATCGAGCTGTATGGCCGCCGCGAGAAGGACAAGATCAAAGCGCCCGAGGTCAAAGATCCCGCCATCGGCGCGCAGATTGCGCAGCAGTTGCTCCAGGACGAACAGGTTAAGCGCAACCGTTATGAATTCCGCTTGACCTGGCGCCACTGTCGTCTGCGCCCGCTGCGCTTGGTCACGCTCACCGAGCCCAGCCGTGGTCTCGACCGCACGCCTGTGCGTGTGCTCGAGGTCGAAGAGCTGGACGATCTGCACATTGCAGTGGTCGCCGAGGACGCCCCGATTGGCTCCGCCAGCGCGCCGCGCTATGGCCACCAGGCCGGCCAGGGCTACCAGCAGAACTATGCCGTTGCGCCCGGCACCGTAGATGACGCCGCAATATTCGAGGCGCCTGCCGCGCTGGCTGCTGGAACCACCGGGCTGGAGGTATGGTGCGCAGTGCGCAGCCCGGGGGCGACCTGGGGTGGTTGCACGGTGTGGGTGAGCCTGGATGGTGACACTTATCGTGCGCTTGGCCGCGTGACGGGTGATGCGCGCATGGGCCAGCTCTCTGCGCCCATCACTGCAGGCCTGTTGAGCGTCTATGGCATGTCGGGCCAGCTGGTCGGCGGCAGTGCTGTCGACGCCGAGCAGCTGGCCACCTTGAGCGTGGTGCTGGGCGCGCAGCCCGAGTACCTTGCATACGAGGGCGCAACGCTCACCGGCGCTGGTGCCTACACACTGGGTGGCCTGGTCCGGGGTGCCTACGGCACGCCGGCGCCTACTCACAGCACGGGTGACCGCTTCGTCCGCTGCGACGGTGCTCTCGTCAAAAGTGGCGGCCTCGATGTGAGCTACATCGGCAAGCGGATCTGGTTCAAATTCACGTCGTTCAACGTCTACCTCACGGCTGAAGAATCCCTGTCTGATGTGGACCCTGTGCCCTACGACGTGACGGGCTACTTCGCCCAGGCCGCACCGGGCACGGCCGGGCGCGGCTTGACGCTCAAGGCCTCAGCTGTTGCGGCAAAGCAAGACGGTAGCGGCGTGCGCACGCCAGACGTCATCACGCTCACCGCCGAGGTCAAAGGCTCCCTGCAGGGTGTGCCCACGTGGTCGGTGGTGGAGGGCGCGGCCACATTATCCGGCGCCGGCCTGCAGCGCACCGTAGCGAGCAGCACCATCACGGCGCCGGCTCGGATTCGAATCAGTCTCACAGACGAGGTGGGCACCTATACCGACGAGGTGACCCTGACCGTGGTGTCAGATGGCTCTGCCGGCGCTGACGGTACCAAGTACGCTCAAGCGGTCCTCTACCAGTGGTCGACGGTGCAGCCCTCGGCGCCCAATGGTCAAAGCACGTGGACGTGGGCCACGGCCTCGCAGTCTGCGTACACCGGCGGCAATGCGTGGCAGATCGGTATCCCTGCGAACCCTGGCAGCGCCGGTCTCAAGCTGTGGTCCGCAACGCAGCAAATCAGCGCGGCCGGCACGGTGGCCAGCACCACGGTGAGCTGGGCTGCCGGTGCGGCTGTGGCGGCGGTGGGTGCAAACGGGGCAGGGGTTCAGTCTGCCGAGGCCTCGGTCTACGCATGGGCCGCGAACCTCGCATCATTGCCGGCGCTCGTTGGCACCAGTGTGTACACATGGTCCAGCAGCTCGCTCTCTGCAGCGCCGGCCGGCTGGTCGCTGCAGCCCGGCACCGCTGCAGCGCCTGGCCAGACGCTCTACAGGGCATCTGTCCGCGTCAGCGATGCGACAACGCAGCCCACCACAGCGGTGGATTGGACCCTGTCCAGTGTCAATGCCATCGGCTACGCTGGCACGCAGGGCGGTGCAGGTGCATCTGCACGTCTGGCCTATGCCAGAGTCACTGGCACCACGATTGGCGCCGGGCAGATCCAGACCACGGGCACAGCCAGCCTGCCGCCAGCCAATGCGTGGGGCCGGGGTGAGACCTGGCAAAACTCGGTGCCGGCGCTATCGCCCACTGAGTCGATCATGATCTCCAACGGTCTGTATGACCCGGCATCGGACATCGTGACGTGGGGCTCTCCTTACCTGGCCTCCTGGCGTGTCGGCAAGCTGTCGGCGATCTCGGCAGACATTGGCGATATCACCGCTGGCAGCGTCAACATCAACGGAAAGTTTGTCGTCAGCTCGGACGGCTATGCGACGATCCGTGGACTCCAGATCCTGGATGATGCGACGGGCAATGTCATCCTGAGCACCAAGAGCTCGGCCAGCGCATCGCTACCGGCCAGCTGGGTGACACCGGCGGGTGAGTGGCTCAATAGCAATGTGTCCCTACAGTCTCTGGGTCAGCAAACCTGGAGCGTGGTGGCCGTTGGCGCCAGCAACACCGCCACACCGCCGGCCGCCAGCGGCAC